GTTGAGACCAACGCCAGTTGCCTTGGCAGGCGTAGTACCAATGCTCAGGCTGTCATTGGCTACAGGCTTGCGCTTATCAATCTCCTTGGTGGTTTGAGCGCCAGTGGCAGGGGTTTGATAGGCGCTGACCGCATAGGCGCCTTGTGGGGCTGCCTGCTGATTAGCCATGGCCATCTCATTAGCCATGGTCATCTGGCTCATCATGTCCTGCATCATCCCCATGTAGAGGTCAGTCTGCGCAGCATTGGCTTCCATCTGGGCAGCCAAGATGGCTTCCAGCTCAGACATGCCGTTATCAACAGAATCAGACCACTGGTTGGTCTGACCGTTGATCGCGTCCTTTTTGTCGTTGGAGTCTGTGTTGTTGTCGCCTGTGTTGGTGTTGTTGGCGTCTGTGTTGTTGGTCTTTTCCTTGGTGGTCTTAACTGTTGGCTTCTTCTGGGTGAACGTGTAAATCGGAACTTCAGTCTTGGTCTGCTGGCCCTTACGCCAAGGCGTGGTCTGGGTTTGGAACCCAGTGACGTTGGCAGCACCAGCCTTTGGCGTTGCATTGCCAGGCTGCGGAGAGAACGACGCCTTGGTTTGGTTCTTGTTTTGCGTAATGCCCAGCGAAGCCTGGACAGATGACGCAATCTTGGCCCGATTGTTGGCAGCAGCCTTGGCAATGGCTGCAGCAGCATTGTTGGCACCACTGGTGAGGGCCTTCCGCTCGATCTTGGCGGCTTCCTTCCGCGTGATCCTCCCGTCCTTTGCGGCCTTATTGGCGGCCTTTTTGACGGCTTTTTTCTTTCCAGCCATGGTTCAAATAGCGAGTGAAGGGGGCAGTTGTTCAATGCGAAGTGATCGCCTACCGCGATCCTTCGAGTCAATCTCGTACCTGTTGTCGCCAATCACGACTGACTCAGCTGCCTTCTCCGGTAATGGCGCACCCAGCAGCAAAGACATCCGCATCGCATCTTGCTGCAACAGCGCCTGGTTGTTGGCAGCCATCTCTGCCATCTGATTCGTGGCAGTCAGGACATCATTCAGCCCTGAATTGGAAGCATGCAGTGGGTCATACAGCTTATCGAGTCCTTTCAGGACATCTTTGACCGTATCCCACATGTAGCGGGTGTCAAATTCAACCTTATTGGACCGCCTATCGTTGAACTTATTCTTGATGCTTCGCTTGTCTTTCTTTGAGGTCTTTAACCTGCGCTTGTAGACCTTCCTGCCCTTGTTATCAATGATCTGATCTTTATTGTTCTTGATGCGACGGGTCTTCCGTATCGCAGCCTTGTATTTCGGCTGCTTCCTGAGTGGGTCAGTGATGACCGCTTCCATGCTCATCGGTAGTCCTCCATCTCAAGACCGTTGCTCTGCTGGTCCTCGTACTTACTGGCCAGCCACCGCACAACAGACACCTGACCAGCCTTGAACCAGACCTCCTTCTCGTTGTGGTCCAGGTCAGGGGCCTGATCTCGAAACTCCGTAGCCAATGCGGCTATGAGTCTCTCGTCAATCGGCGGGAAATAGCCCACAACTACGGGGTCGTAACCGTCTCAGCCTACCGATTACGGCCCTACCAGCCCAATAAAAGCCACACTGGAGGCAGTTACGCCCCCGTTTCCATGGCAGACCTCCAGAGCCTCCTGGCCGACATGCACGAGGAAGTCATCCTCCAGGTGCTGGATGACCTGAAGAATGGTGACCGCAAAGCCAGGCAAGAAGCCATGGCACTGCTGAAACAGAACAACATTTCAGCTACGGCGGCGGAAGGTTCAACCCTGCGTCAGTTGGCAGGGAAACTCGATTTTTCGGGCATGGCAGACAAGGTGGTGGAACTCAAGCGCCCACCCGAGGCCGTGTAACGCCCCCGTACACCCTGCCAACGGCCTTGGGTTGCCATCCCAGGGCCAAGGCATCGACACCAGCTCCGGTCTCATCCATCCACGCCTCATAGGCCATTCGCTGTAGTTCTTCTTCCCGTGCTGCCTTAGCGCGTTCCTGGTCTTGGGCAGCAGCATCCACGAAGAACGCACAGGCAATGGCCATGGCATCCAAGCGGTCATCGTGTGACAAGCACCCCTTCTCAGGGGTCAGACGTGACATCTGGAAGAACAACGACCGGCTATAGCCATGTTCTGGGTCTTCATCCGTCAGGCGGTAGTCCTGCTTCACCACACGGCTGGTGACCACCACACGGTGCTGTTGGATCAATGGTCCCAGCGTGTCGCATAGACGGGTTTCCTTGCGGATGTTGTGCTTCACCTCCTCGATGGTGCAGGGATGCTCCCGCATCAGATGGGGTTTCAGCAGAGCGGTGAACATGCCATCACCCATGTTGGCTTCCGCCACCACGTAGTTCACATCCCATTTCTTGGCGGTCTTGGCCAGGTATTGCAACACCTCATCGGCATAACCAAGAGTGCTGCCACCTGACTCCAGCACAAACAGGTTGCCGTTCAGTTCTGCCAGGACACACCACGCCAATTCATCCGCACCACGACCAGCGGGGTCAATCGCAAGGACACAGCGCCACGTCTCACTCTTGCTCACCCAACCGTTCTGAAAGATCGGACGGTGATAAAAGCGATCAGCACCCATGCCAACACAGACCAGATCCTGCAGCCGTACATCCGGTTGATTGGACCAGACCACCGTCTCCGGTAGGGCCGTCCCATCAATGTCCATCACCATCAGGTCACCCAACCGGATGGGGTACTTATCCAGCGTTGCCAGACGGGTATTCAGCTGGAACTGCAGCAGAAAGCTCGATCTGGTCATCGAGGCCTGTCGTTGCAGGATGTCCTCATGGCTGAAGCGTTCTGGATCCGTTGGTTCATTGACCAAGGACGGATCAGCCTCTAACTCAGACAGCACCCTGGGATCGAGATTGCCGTCATAGCAGTCGATCTCCTCTGGGTACAACGCAGGGAAATAGCGACTTTTGTACCCACGCTCCCGCACCAGACGTAGGTAAATGCTGGCTTCCGTGTGAGGCGTACCCAGATACATGATCTTCCTGGGTAGGGCCTGCCCCTCATCTGGTTTGATGATCGACTCGATCTCCGTCACAGCATGAGCAATACGCTCCTGCTTCAACTGCGTGATGACGTTGGCTGCAGTCTCGATGTCATCCAAGATCGCGCAGCTACAACGCTGACCAGTCGTTGATCCCAATACCCCCATCGAACGCATCGAGGGTGACTGCTCCACAATCGCTGGCCCCACATCAAAGGCCGTTGCAGAAAAGCGATTGCTCAAACCAGGGGACAACACCTGGAGAATGTCAATCTCCCCGATACACTTCAATGCAAATGACGAGAAGTCTGTTGCCTTCACCGAGGTAGCCGAGACCACCAAGATCTTTTCCTGGGGGTCCGTCCGCAGTCTCCACAACGCATACAGAGACGCCAACAATGACTTACCCAATCCACGGAAAGCCACCGTCAGCTGCCTGGTCGGGCCATTGCCCATCCAGTCCGCTACTGCCACCTGTTGCTTCGTCGGATACTCCGCTAACCCAAGCTCCCGTAGGCAATACGCCACGAAATACGGAAACTGATCTAAGGGCTCAGGGAGTGGTTCCCATAGCTGACGCATATCGGATCAGAGCAAGACGATCTCTCAGACAGCCTATAAACGGTAATGATCTGCACCAGCCATCTCAAGTAGGCCCAGCTGCTGCACAACAGGAGGCAGCGGACGCTCACCCCATTGCCGCCCCATCGCCTCGGCTACGCCCAGGTAGGTGCGGCTGCGTTCCTTCCAGCGATCAGGCCCCGGCGGCAGCAGGTGAACCCGTTCAATACGCCCCTCAACACAGTCGGTGGGGGCCAGCCTCGGAAGATTCTTGAGCCACAGACAGGTGGCCTTCACTTCGCCATGACCGAACTCCCACGGCTGGATGATCTGGTCAGGTTTGCGGATGTGGCTGCTGATCACGCTCACCGGGTTCTCGATGCACCACCGCTTGATTGGTGACGCCATGAGCAGTCGCACGAACTCAAGCGCTGCAGCCTGTCTGCCATCAGCAATCTTCTCAGGGAAGTGCCGACTGCCGCTGATCGCAAGGTCGGTGCAAGGCGGGTGAGCAACCATCAGATCCCAGCCATCATCCAGCACATCCTCCACCGGACACTGGAAGTGAGGACCGT